ATGATGTTGTTTGGCTGATCAAGTAATACGTGGTCAACAGTGATCTTGTTACGAACAAGATACATTGCCTCTTCATACGACTTTGGCTTACCACGAACGGCTGCTGGCTCAGTATTAATACCAGTCCAGTTTGGCTGTGGGATACCGCTGTTTAAATAGCGCACACCAACCTGCTTGAGGCTAGGTGAAGTGAAGAATGGAATATCCTTGATGGCATTCCATGTTTGGTGAAGGCTCTTGGTAATTTCCTTAACCAGCGGGTCATTCGACAAAATTGCCTGATCCGCGAGGGTAAGGGCACCATTAAAGTCAATAGCCATTGTGACTTACTCCTTAAAGTTGATTCGGTGTTCTGCCAATACCAAGCAATCGACTAATAGTACTTATAGTACTTCGTGACTGCTGAGGACTAGCTTGAGAGACGGCCTGTTGATTGGAATACGATGTATCTATTGGTACAGGTTGCTGCATTCTAGATTGAATCGTTTGTGTCAACTGTGGAATCATTGATTCAACAATTCCACTAATGTTGTCATGAACATACTGAGCAGCATCCATAGGATTAATACCGTTTTGAACTAAGCCATAAAACATGTCTTGTCCACGGCGAGCATATGGAAACTCCTGCAATGCCTGATCCATCTGTTGAGAAACCATGTACTCAGACATTCGGTTCATGACACGGTCATAACGCATTTTTTGAATTTCAGCATCTGCTCGTGCATCTGCTAGATCTTCTGGCATCATCTGATCGCGAGCAAAACCAGCATATTGTTCTTTAATCTGCTGTTCTTCGCGCTCTAGATTCTGTCGCTGTAATGCACCTTGCAAATCAGCTGCGCTATTAAAACCGCTACCTTCTAATTGCTGGATGAGTTCAGACCAACGTTCCATCTGGCCTTGAACTTCACGACCTTGACGGGCTTGTTCATTAACCTCGCGAAATCGTTCGTAAGGTACACTTCCCGGTTGATCACCTAAAAGATTGTCGTATAAGGATTGTCGGAGTTCGGCCTCAATATCCGGTTCCGCACCATACTGATAATCTTCCTGTCCAGTATTACTGTAATTGACATCATTGTTTAACGCCCCATCTTGAAGGTGGGCGGCACCTTGTAATGAATCAATTAACGCTTCAGCTGCACCAAAATCGCCCGTCGCCGCTGCTGGTGAGTCAGCGGTTCGTGTCACCATCTCATCGGACATTACATTGTACTCCTATTTTCATTTCCATTGCCACCCATGAAGGAGGCATCCATCTGCGCATTCATTTGTTCTTCTTGCGCATTACTTGCAATCCCGGCTTTAGCTGTCTCTAATGCAATATCCGCTTCAAGCTTTGCACGTATTTCTGCAAGTTTTTCTTGAATCTTTAGTTGAGATTTTTGCTCTTCTTCTTGCATTGATAGTTGAGATTTAAGCTGTTCTTCTTCAGGATTAAAATTCGATTGTGGTTGCTTCTGTGATTCAGCCATTTGCATTTCCATCTGCTGTTGCTGCATCGCCATTTGCTGTTCGCCAACTTGCTGCTGTTGAGCTTGCATCTGCTGGACCTTTTCATTTTGCTTTGCTAGGTGCTCTAGTATCTTGCTAGACTCTGGCATGTTTACCATTTCAACAAAGAGCTTATTTGTTTCTGGATCTGCAGGGTCACCAAAGACGCCCATTTGTCGCAATGTTGCATATTTCTGCAGTCGTGCATCTGGTCCTTCGTCAAGACTTGATCCCGGTACGTAAACAATACGGAACTGACCACCATCACGGATTGCATCAAATCGCATGATGCCCTGTTCAATCTTGTCACTAGGAAGTTCGCCACCCTCAATATTTCCAACAAATGGAACAATAGCAAATTGATTTACTAAAGCAACTTCCCACTCTTTAATCCGAGCATTACTAATTTCAACATCAGCCCTAATATATGAATGTTGTGTATTGTCAGCTTTCTGCAATAACCGAACAGACTCAGCGGGTGTTCCGGCAGATGCCATGCCTTGGCTTACATCATGTAATCCGGCAATATCCATCATGTCTTTTTCAACCATTTGTAGCAGAGGAAACAAATCTCCTCCAATACCCGGAGCACGTTGAATTTGCGGTGGATTAGAACCTCTATTGAAATACACTTTGCGGTATATGCGGTTCTTATCTTCAATAGTATCTGACTGATTATCGTATGCGTCTGCGCCTACATTACTTAATCGCTCGATCATAATGTAGTCTTTTTGACTTTCAAACTGTTCTAATAAACGAGAGTAAATACGGTTATATGTAGACTGCAGGGCACACAAATCAAACCCTAAAGAATAACCATATGGCGTTCCTGATCGTGGCTGCCAACGCAATGGGACAAACGGAAATGAATCACGTTTGTCATAAGGCCAAATACCGGCATATAGCAATACAGTATTAGAAGAAACGATATATCTCCCTTTCGGGTAAAGAGACGTTGGTTTTTCCCAATACTCATAAACTACAGATGACAATTTACGTGTGTCATAGTTATTGATACGGGCTGTCGATGGTGGAACCCATCCACGACCAGACCCATTGGCGCCCTCAAGGTAACTGTCAATATAACCACTGTTATGACCCATTACTGCATCAGGTTGTACTAACTTACCAATGTCTCCATAACTATCCACAAACCAAGACAAAGGTTTAATCATGGCGTGTATCATCCAGCGGATGTCATCATCACGCTTAGCTGATGGATCAATGTATACATCGAAGCATGGAAGAATTTGTTCTACAACATCGCCTACGGCCATCTGTTCATGACCAACAACGTTTTGCCCAGACATGTCAAATTGAGGAACAACTTGTTCTCGTTTAGTATCCCAAAAGATTTTTAAATAACTTGTTCCTGTAACACAAGCCCATCGAACACGCTCTTTAAGTTGTGTTTCACGGTTAAACCTACGATTGTAGTGATGGATTAAATAGTTAGCTTCATCAGCCGCTTTACGATCATGCTCTGAATCAGATAGGGCTACAGCCGTTGCATCTGGACTACTCTGCGTTAACTTACCAATAACGCCGTCAATTAATGGGCGAATTTTATTTACTGTAATGTAACGATTAGGCTCATTTGGATTTTGTAAATTAACTAGGTTGCGACTGTTAGTATTAATCCGGAACCACTGCCGTCCCTCAAAGAATGCGGACGCCATCGCCCATTCAATTTCCATTTCACTACGTGAACGGTATGCAGTATCAAATTGTGTTTTAACAAAATCAACTACTTTGCGATCTTCTTCTGGCTGATCGCCGGGTACAAGTTTCCAGTCTTTGCGCTGGATGTCTAATGATAGATTTTCTTTATCATCTAAAACTTTGTTTTTTAACGGTTGTGATCCGACCATACCCATTGCACTAGGTTTTGAAAACGCAGACATTTTAAACTTATTGTTTAACAAATTCTGAGGAATCATGCTACGTAAGGCATTAGGGTTGAGCCTACGCTGCGGTAACTCAGGTTGCATATTAGGATCCATTGGAGGCATACTCATACCCATTCACCAACCTTTTCAATTAACTTCAAAAGTTTTTCAACTTTCAATTGTTGCAATGTCTTGTAAATCATATATTGACCGTATAAGTTAGCGCTCATGAAAAGTATAAATAAGATTAAAATAGTCAATTCCATTACACGTAATCGTCCTTGTCTTTAGCTTCTAACCATTTAGGTTTACCACCTGATCCTGTAAATTCGGATTTACCAGCAATCTCAGGACATTTAACTGGATGTGTTCTCCACATGGCACCATATCGAAAACTATCAATTGCGTGATCGTTTTTTGTGCCGTTGTCAATTTCATCTCTATCTTTAGGACTTGCCATAGTGTCTGTAAGCTGTTTAATTAAGTTAGGGCAATTACGTCTCAATATACGTAACTTTGGACGAATGACACCATTGGTAGACTCTAAGTCAACCATAAGTTCTTTACATCGTTGCCAACCAGCTTTGCGATCTTTTACGGCTCTGACTGCTGGGAGTCCACGTTCCCACCAAATTTCAACAGGGTATTCACCAACACGTTCTTCAACTTTCATTGGAGGAAAAGTATTAGCATAGTCAAAAGCAATTGCTTCAAGCTTAGTGTTCCAAAACTTATCTCGCTGAGACATCTTTTTAGGTTGTGCAAGATTCTGTTTATCTAACACATCTATTACTGCCGATGCTTGTTCTGAACTAACTTTTCCTGATTGATACCATTCATCAATAACATAAACGTTTTCACGCTCATCACTAGCAAATAAAAGAAAACAAGCTGGCGCCCCAGTTCCAAAGTCATGGCTGCCCCAAAATCTCCACCAAGGTTGAACGTTGATTGCGTCCACAACATGCCACGGCTCACCATTAATTCCATACTCTTTAAATTCAGGAAAGAACTTTCCACCAACGCCTACATCATGTTGGCACTCACGTAGAAATGGAAGTAATCCAAAGTCTTCTATCTCACGTTGGCAAACATCTAATGATTTGTGTGCCCACGTAGCTTTTCCGCCTGTAATTTTGTACGAGATACGACCATCTTCTTTTTCAACCGGTTCGTATTTTAAATCTTTTACGGCAGGAACAATTTTGCTTTGTATACGGTTTTGCAGCATGTCTAATTCGCCGCTCAATACACGACTCATTACGCTATTAGAATGAATTGCATTCTGTACAAACACAATTGCAGAGTCAGTGCTTTTTGCTGGCAAAATAGTCTGTGTTATTGTTTGGATTTTCTTTTCAACTCTTGTAACAGAATCGTCCAATTCATCGATGTCGTCCAAAATAATAAAGTCAGGACGTAGATGATCAAGCTTAACACCACGTGCACCGGTATCCAAACCAAAAGCCAAAACATTGAATCCATTAGCAGTTCGTAACTTGGATGCATTCCAACCTTTTGAAAAACCGTATTGATTGACAGCTCGTTCTATTCCACATCGTTCCATCACATTAGCAATATCACTAACGTGACGATTAGCAGCATCTTGTGTTGCACACACATACAAAACAAACCTGCGTGTAGCCCTCACAGCGGTCCTACACGTAATCAATTCAACCGTAGTGGACTTACCTCCACCACGAAACCAACATTCAATGAGAGCGGGTGGTGTAATCCCGGTAGAAAATGAATCCGACCAATCCCATGCTCGAATATGATGCTCACCTAGTTCTGATGATGCTGCATGAGGAGCATATGTTTTAAGCCATGTTCTGTAATCTAAATCAGCTCCAACTAATGGCGTTGCAATGCCAAAATCAAAGTCACCTGTATCAAGAGATGTTTCAATTTCATCGCTAAGAGCTTGCAATAAACTAATACTTAAAGACTGATTAGTTTTTACATATTGTTTTAATTGTCTTGGAGTAGACGCCTTATTTACTGAGATCTTCATCTATTATCTCCGCATCTAGAATAGGATCATCTTCATCTTGGTACTGTTTTACCAACTTACTAATACCTGTATTAATAGCACGTAGTTCTTCAGGACTTTTAATATACGTTTTCATTAATCCATAAACTTGCATCACAAGACTAAAAGCCTGATCTACTTCTAGTGTGTAAGCTTTAACCTGCAACATGCGTTGTTCTGCTTCAATAATGTCAGTACGTTTTTCAATTAACTTTACGACTTCATCACTTGCAGTTAATGCATCAGTGCCACGATCAATCAATGAAAGGAGTTCATTGGATGCGGCATTTAACTGATCAATGTCTCCAGCCTTAGAACAATTTACTACTGTCCTAACTAAACTTTTTATAGAGTTGTAATGCTCAACGCTGATTCCATCAGAAATAGAAGCAGCTTTAATATCCATTAGAGCTGTCACAAAAGCAGCGTCATCTTTTAGCGAAAATAAATCTGGATCTTCTCGCAGCTCATTAATGCGTTGAAGTAACTGCTTACCTACTTCACTAAACCGTTTACGATAAGGAGATTTTAAACCGTGCATAAAACGTTGTTCGTGAACAACAGCTTTACTTTTTTTGTCATGCTTGTCGCAAAAATAAGAGCCAACTTTAGCATGCAAATCACATTTGGTTGTTACACCGTTTTTCCTATATGTTGCTGCGCACTGTTGCATGTTACTCATACTACATCAATAAGTAATATTACGGTATAAACGAGTTTTCCATATTACGTCCAAATCCTGTAACTGAAGCTTTTAAGTCTCGTGTTATTTGAGGTCGTAAATATTTCCACGCATCTTGAGCACCACTTGCAAAAGACATCATTTTGGGTTGTCCCTTACTATCCCTTAATGGTGTTTTGCCGTCACGCTCTGTGTAATACATAGGCCGACCTGCTCGCCTACTAAATTCGGCTTGAATAGGTGCAGCAATTTCTGACAAATAAGGAGCTACTTTTAATCCGGGATTTGTAATATCTGTTAGTAAATCTAAAACATTTTCTCCATAATTAGGTTTTCCGCCACGTCCCATAGCAGCTGCTTGTGTATGTCCTCTATATCCTTTTAATTGTTTTGGTAATTGAGCATTAACAAACGGACGTACAAAATCACCTGCTTGCTTGCTAGATAAAAAATCAAGTAACGGATTAGCAGGAGTTGACGTTGATGCATATGGACTTAACTTAGGATCAAATGAAGCCATACTAGTTCTTGATTTAGGAAACATAGTGTCTTCTAAAGCTTTATCTATTTGTGGGAAATTTTGTTGATATAGAAAATCAATTATTGTATTTGCCCATGGATTTGATACAGCTAAATTTTGACCCATGTCTAATCCAACATGAGTAAGTGCTTTTGAAATCTGATCCTTTTTTGAGGAAGGATCAAAACCTACTGTTCCTTCTTTAGTTAATCCATAATCCGAATCAGGCATTGCCATTCTTTCTAGTACTGAACGTACTAATAATGGCGTTTGACCAATCATCCCTAATGAATTTAATCCACGTTTATATCGTGCTACTTCAGGTCTAGTAGATCGATAAGCCTTATCATGTTCCGTACTAGCAAATACCTGAGCACCGGTGCGTTTGTCTGTACGTAATGGCTCATAAGCACTCCATGGCTGAGCAAGTCTTTCACGAGGTCTACCTATAGACCCAGTTAATTTAGGATCTTGCATTACCGACCTCCTTCACGCTGTTGTCGCATTTGAGATTGTGCTGTAAATGCGCCAAGTCCACCTATTCCTAATAGATTCCTAAATCCTTTTCCGCTTGGACCAACTTCACCAATTGTTGGTCTACCTGCTCGTTTTTCACGTGCTCTTGCTAACCTTGGATTTGTCAACTCTTCATTTTTAACATCTTCTGCTAACTTGTCATTAGTAATCAGTCCACGCTGTAATTGTAATCCAGCACCTTCAATTGGGTCCTTGGCACTAATACGTGCAACATCACCACGTACTGCTTTGCTTTCACCAGCAATTGTTCGCAATGCAGCTCTTGCAGTCGGGTCATTATATGCACCCATACTTGCAGGACGTGGACCCGGAAGTGGAACTCCCGTTTCAACAAGGCCAGCAATATCGTTAATTGTCTGCAATGCCTTTAACCCATCGTCTCCAGACAATCTACGTAAAATACGTACGCCCGGACCAAGTGTTCCACTTAGATCAATTAGTTGTGGAGCTTTAGGGGATCGCTTAATCAACGCATCTAACTGAATTCCAAAATCTCGCATTTCTTGTTTAGTTAAACCCAATGGATTTAAACTTACATTGCGTACATTTTTGTTTGGATCAAGAGAGGATAATGCGTCTGCCTTCTCTCTTTCAGGTAAAGAGTTTAACATCTGCAAAATCTGCTTGACGTTTCTGCGTTGGGTGCCTGTAGATTCACCAACAATTTCATCTACAAATGTTTTAAACTCTCCAAATTGTTTTTGTGCATTTGCATCACCTGACATAGAGTCACCAGATGCATTCATTAATCGTCTTACTGTTGCAAGCGATTCATTACCTGTATCAGTTCCTTTATTAGCAACTCCTACTCCACGAGCAGCAACTTGCTGTGTGCCAATGCTGTCTTTTAACTTTTTAGTTAATGATTGAAGTTGATAATTAGCAGCCTGTCGCATTTTTAATGCTGTGCTATCACCACCTTTAAATTTGTAATTTAAATTAGTCCATGAAGTTAACAGCTTGTCAAAGTCTTCATCAGTAAATAATGCGGCTCCTGCTGGCTTAGCAGATTTGACTCCTATGCGCTGAGCTTGTGCAGGAATTATTGTTTGAACTGCTGGTTGATCTTTTCCTTGCTGTCCAACCTTTGATAGTTTTCCATCTTCACGTAACTGATCAATAAATGCATTAGTATCTGTTGCCGTTACATTATTCTGTGGATACATAATTGCATGAATTAATCTATTTGCAATTGTTGGTGTAATGTTTGCCTTGTTACTTACGTATTGAGGTGACGTAGTTGTAGACAACCCTAACATCTTAGGCTTAATTGCTTTTTTCCCAGCCGTAGACGCTGGTGTAAACGCACGTTCAATAAGTGATTGATATGTTGAATCACTTAATCCACGTACCCATTCAACTCCAGCTTGACCAAGATTGGCAATTTTGTCAGCCTCAGGGCTATCAAATGGAGCAAACACACCAAAGTTAAATTGATCATCCTTGATCTTAAAACTAGCGTTAGATAGTAAGCTTTGTTTTAATCCACTAACTAAAAGATCTTGCTTGCCTCGCTCCGGAGTATATTGAGTACCACTTTCAAGGCGACGTTTAGTTAGATCATTTGAAACATTTTTAGTAATGTCATTCCATGATGTTGGAAACACATTGCCAAGTACTGATTTGTTTAACCAAGGAGAAGATGTCTGATGAAGACGTGTCCAGTCAGTACCTCCTTTGTTCCGGAGTATTTCCGCACTAGCATTTAAATCATCTGTAACCTTACGCCATGTTTTTACTTTTTTACCGTTTGGTCCTGTTTCATAAGTAAATGCAGAATCATTTTTCCATGATGTTGATAAGCCAGCTAATAACTGTTTAGGTAGATTTAATCTATTAATTATGTTTGCAATATATTGATTTACTACAGGCCCAGCACTTCCAGCTTTATTTGATCGACGCATAGCTACGTAAGTAGCTATGTTGTTAATGTCCTGTGGCTTTAATGTTCCAGCGTCATTTACTTTTAACGCATTTTCAATTTGTGCCGTAAGTTGTTTTGCAATTGGAGTATCAGGATTATTAATAACTGCATCAATAAAGTTAGCGGCCGCTTGTGCTGCTTCGTTATAACCAACTGCGCCAATTGTTTTACTGCTGTTTAAAAATTCTTTTGCTAGTTGATTGCGTACAACTTTACCTGCATCAGACAAAATAATTGGTGCAATGTTTTGCACACTAACTAAAGGTAACTTTGTTGCATCACTAATGTGTGTGCCTTCACCAAATGCTTTGTTGTCTACTCCACCAATAAACGCAGACAATGCTTTGTTGTCTACAAATGATTTATTTAACTTACGGGTATACGCTGCAATATCTGCCGTATTGCCCTCTTTCAATCGGTCAAATGCACCATTGACTGATTCGGTCCATCCTTCGATAAGAGGTTTTGTTTGAGCAACAGTCCAACCACGTTGTACAGCTGTTTGATTAGCTGTAGCAATTCGCTGGATACCTTTAGCAATAGAAACAACTAATTCCTGAGCTGGAGCATTATTAGCATTGTCAACGTATGCTTGACCTAATGTTCCCCAAATCCCAAGATCTCGTCCACTTGAACCCATCCCCTGTACAATTTTTAATTGCTCACCCATAGATTTATTTGTGGCTTTAGCGCCAGCAATAATAGGAGTGAATGTACTTAATAAATTTGCACTGCGTGTTGGATCGTAAAGGTCTAAACGTAAACGATTTGTGTCAAGCTGTGGCAAAGCACGAGGTAATAAATTGCCAGTAACTGTTGATTTAGGAGCATTGGCTGGAACGACTTGTTGCACGGCAGCAGCTTTTTTGCGTGGTACAAATTTTCCGTTGTTGATAACAAATCCACTGCTTGGATTAGAATTTACTTGACTTGAACCTTCGTTTACAATCCATGCAATTCTGTCCTGTTGAGTACCGGCACTAGGATAACCTTCAGGCTTAGGACGTTGTCCATTTAAATATTGTTGCTCTAAAGAAGCTGCTGCATCTTGAACTGACCCAAACATTCTAGTAGATCGTACAGATGCGCGTGGATTACCAGTGTTTCCAGCTGGACGACTTCCAGATGGATTGTAAGGAACTACAGGATTAACAAGATTTGCTGACGATGATCCTACAACAGACGCTAAAAAATAATCGCCAATATCAGTCTTCTTTGGCGCAGGTGCAGGAGCCGGTGCTGGTTCAGGTGCAATTACTGGTTTTGGTGTGCCAAACGCCTCACCACCTAATGCTTTAATATGATCTACCGTTAAACCCGGAAACCTAGGAGACAGTTCACGGTACAGCCCTTCAATTGGCTCACCTGTACGTAACCTACGTTTAATGTCAGCACGTCCAGACATAGGAACAAGCTTCTCTACTTCTTTGCGGAAATCAGGAGTAGTTGAAGTTTGTTCTGGCGGATTAGACTGTGGCAAACCAGCTGCATTGTTTGCACCTTTATTAGCGCCCGTCTGTCCAAATAACAAAGCTGTTAAAGCTGACATGTTTGCCGGATTCATAACTTAACCTTTCATACCTTTGCCAATAACTAACTTGCCTTTTTTGATATGCTCTTTTTTTTCCATAGCCATTATCTGAGCTTTAGTAGGTGGCGTTTTTAAACCGTGTTCTTTCATCTCCATAAGGGGAAGGTTTTTAGAAGTAGGCGTATTTTTCATGCCATGTTCTTTTTTTTCAACACCTAAAAGTCCGCTCCATGACAAACTGTTAATCCGCTTGTTCATTTTATTTAACATTTAAACTCGTCCTTTTAACTGTTGTAACCGACGGCCTTTAACTGGCCCCATATCTTCTGCAAGTAAACGCATTAACGTTTGTTCATCCATGCGTGGAACAGGTTGTGGGGTAGCACGACTACGCTTGTTGCGTTGTAAAGCATCATATGCAAATGCTCCAAGACCAGATGCTGCAATTCCGCCTAAACCAAGTTTACTAGATAAAGGCATCTCTCTACCAAAATCTACAAACTCTTTACGAGCTTGCTTGGCATTTGCTCTTACGCTTTCACCTAAAGACGGACGTGTAGATCCGGGTTCAGGCAATCCAGAAATAACTCCCGGTAATTGAAAAAGATCCCTTGTATTACGTGGTGTAAATGAATGACCCATTGTTGGCAATGGTGCACCTTTTGCTTTTTGATTAAACATTGAATTACTTAATATTGTTGATTCAAAAGGACTAATGCCGGGACGCAGCATTTCTTTTTCAAGTTGATTCATTTTTGGCGCACCAATACCAAAATCATCTATGTCAAAATAATTGCGACCTTTTTCTCTATCGGTAGCAAAAAATGCTTGTTGTTCAGGAGACATTGCTCCGGGACCTACTCCTTCACCAGCCATTTGCTGTGCAATATTTCTCCAAATAGGATTTAACTCCAAACCTTCTTTTGTAGTTGCATTAGCATTACCACTTACTTGAACACGTTGCCCAGTAATAGGATCTTTTTGAGTACTTGATTCACGATTTCCATTAAGTTTTTTACGCATGTAAGATGCTTGATTATTTAGCCTTAGATTTTCTTGTTCAGTTGCAAAAGCATCAATATTATTTCGATATGCTTTTGCGACTTGATCCATGTATGCAACTTTAGATTGTCTATTAGGGTCATCTACTGGAATCTTATGTTCTAGATTATCAACTCCTAACATTTTGTCCATCTTCAACTCATCAAGCCATGATAATTCATTTTGTTTTTTTGCACGATCATATTTTGTTTTGTCGGCTGCACGTCCTCCTGTAAACTGACTTAGTAATTGCAGTAACTGTTGAACTGGCAAAGATGATCCAGCTCGCATTCCAAAATTTTCTCTATGTATTCCCGGTTGATATGCCAATTCTCGTAATTGTTCGCGAGTTAAATCTTCAAAACGCATATCCTTATTAGGATATTCAACTGTTCCTTCATATTGTTCTGGCTTTTTGTAAAAATGCTCCGGCAATCCTTGATCACGGGAGTAATCACCTTCAATCATGGCTCTTACAAGATCTGCTTTTTCCTGAAATGATATATTGGGATCAATTTGTCCGCCTTTAAAGCTTGCATCTTTATTTCCAAATGCCTTTGTAATATCTTGCCCCATAAACGATTGACGCCTAGTTTGAGGCAGACGTACGGGATAGTTTGCTGCAATAGGAACATAACGAATGGAACGAGATCTTTTATTAGGATCAAATTCTTGAAATCCGCTTGGTGGTTGATTATTGTTTTGCATGTCGTTTACCGTCTACCGCCTTGTCGTTGCTGCCTAGATAGTGAATCTGCAGTAAATGCACCAAGTCCACCTATGCCAAGAATGGTTTTAAGTGGATTACCGCCATCAGTATTGTTACGTTTCTTCCGCATGTCTTCTTCAAGCATCAGAGCTTCCCATGCAGCTTTAGACTCAACTTCTCTTTTGTACTTTGGATCTTTGCGCATGCGTTCTTCATGAAGACGACGAGCACGATCTGGATCTATTGCCTGTGTCTCCGCAGCTATTCTGTCTTCTTTTGACAAAAATGGATCAATAGATGCTCTCCATTGTTTTATTTCATCTGCTGTATTAAAACTACCTCGCTCAGGCATCATCATGTTGTCATTTGTAAATCCACTCATCATTGCACGTGGATCAAATAACGTTTGCTCGTAATCTGAATACGAGTTAAACATCCTGCTTGCAGGTGGCTTGTCACTAGCATTTCTAGCATCAGGTGTCCAAGGTACAGCTTCCGTACGTGCTACTTGTCTATTTTTAATAACTTCTTCGTTTTGGCGTTGACGTCTTGCATTAAGTTCATTAGCATTTGGGACATCTGCACCAAATCTGTTTCTAACCATTCCTGCAGATACAAGTGGATGAAAAGGTTGATCTAAATTCATCAAATCTAAAAGTAATTTAGTCTGGTCTTTTTCAGAATTGTATAAGTTTTGAGTTGCTGAATTGCGCCAGTCAGGTTTAGATAACTCTCGTGGTTTTGCTGGGGCAGCTGGTTTAGGATTTGGTGGTGTTAATAATCCAGCTAATAAAGGATTTTTAGCCATCTTCTGCCTACCGGCTAAAACTTGACGATACGCATCTGGGATTAAACTCCATCTTAAATCATGGCTTTCATTTTGTAGTGCATCTACAGTTGTTTTTGGATTATATGTAAATCCTCGCTCTTCAGGTATTTTTGGTATATCGGTTAAATTTCCAAAATAACTTTCACGACGAGCACCTATTGTTCGTCCGTGACTTCTATCTGGGCGCATATTACCGGTAGCGTTGGGGCCAAAATAATGTTCCCATAGTTGTTTTCGTTCAGCGTCGCCTTCTGGAAGACTATTGACTAAACGTCCAAAACTACCGGGATAATCACGTGCAAAAGCACGAACTCGATGCTGTTCAGAAAGAGCGGGAGCATCTGTTTTTGGAGCATTCTTAATTCTAAATGCATCTTCTGGATACATTGCATTAAAATTAATACGTAGGCTTGGTGGCAATTCCATAAGCCTATTTTTTTTATTTAGTGCTCTAACGTAATCTCGTGTGTCATTCCGCAAGTTTTTTTGCGGTTGGCTTGTACGCGGCATTCTGTTTGTTCCAGCAGGACCAGACAGTAATTGCTCTATAAATGGCCATAAAGATTGGTCGTCCATGTTAGCACTTCCAAGCACGTAGTGATTTATTGATGCGTGATTCTGGATCGTTAGCTGTTTTAGACGAGGTATTAACTCGCTTCATGCCTTCCATACGAGCACAAAAGGACTTACGACGTGCGGCATCTTTTGGTGTTTTAGGGCTTGGAGCGGGTGGCTTTAGGTTAGCTCCAGTAGTTTTTTTAAAATGTGCTCGTCCTGCAGCGTTTAATCCACCGGCTGGATTTTGATACTTTTTAACTACTCCCATAGTGTTACACCTCACCCCATCATACACTAGAGTAATAATCCAAAACATTACTTGCGGTATACTTTTATATGCTTAAATTAACTCCCAAAGAAAAAGAGGTCTTGCAACTCGTTGGTGAGTACAAAACCTCTAAAGAAATAGCTCGAATAATGTCTCTTAGCCCTCGAACAATACAAACTTATTTAGACAATGCTTACTTTAAATTAGATGTTCAAGGGTCTGGAGCGCGTCATAAAGCATTTGCCATTGCAGTAGAAAACAAAATGCTTGACTAACTGTCGGCAAACGGATCATCAATATCATTAGTGTCAATTAATCCAGCTGGCTTAGGGTTTGGAATACTATCAGATTCTTTACGCGAATCAAGTAATGTCCACTGGTCTACAATAATCTTAACAGACTGCTTCTTTACACCTTCCTTGTCGGTGTAGTTATCTAGCTGAATCTTGCCCACAATGGCCACCAAGCGCCCTTTAGTTGCATACGTGGCAAGTGCATCACCAGTCTGCCCAAATGCTGTACAGCTAAAGAAATCTGTTTCTTTTTCACGACCTTTGCGGTCTACAGCAACGCGAATATTACAAACAGACTTACCTGTAGTTGTTTGTTTTGACTCAGGATCTGCAACTAAGCGTCCAATTAATGTAACATGATTTAGCATATGGTTCTCCTATGCAAGTATACCGTAAGTAATAGGGAGTAAATAGATGGATAAATCTATTAAGCAGATGAAATCCAGTGGTATGAAAAGCACTGGTATGCGCAAGGGAATGCTCACAGGAATGAAAAAAGGACGCTATCGCGGAATGGAAGATCAGATGTGTCCAGACTGCAAAAAGCGTCCTTGTGAATGCAAAAACGGTTAGTCTTCGTCATCCATTAGTAGCTTGGTAACAAGCATGATTGTCTCATGAGCAATTTCCTTTTGCTCAGTAGCAGCCATAATTGCATACCACGCTACTTTTAACATGTCTGATTGATAGGACGCGCCCTTCTTATGTCCAGCGCGTTCAATGTATTTCAACATGCTAAATTGATACGGGTCTAAATTCCATTCTTTGATTAAGTCAATTGTTTGAATCTTGTGCTGAGTATAGTGACTGTTGTCAATCACTGATAATCACCAGTGCTTCCAAAGCCACCTGTACCTCGCTGTGTTTCTACTTCAAACAATGGTTCATCTGCAATTGCAACACAGTCACAAAGCTCAACAGGAGCTAGTACTGCCTGTGCAATAGCCATCTTGTCTCTAATGATTTGAATGTCTTTGCTATGGTTCATAATGATAACCATAAGCTCACCTTGGTAATCCTGATCAATAGTAGCAGGTGAGTTTAATACAACAAGTCCATACTTGTAGGCCATGCCACTACGTGTGCGTAACTGCAATTCATAGCCAACAGGAATTTTTACTTTCCATCCAGTCTTGATAACTGTGTATTCACCGGGCTTTAAACGTATTACGCCAGTATGAGCAAACACATCCCACCCAGATGAACCGGGTGTTTTGCGATTAAACATGTATGGTCGCCAATCGGTTTTAGGATCTCCAATCCATTGAACCTCAAGCTTCATGCTTATAACCTAGTGCTGCACGAAGCATATCCATTACAAAGTGAGCTGGGATCTTTACCTTTTCGCTACGTAAATCATGAAGGTAGGAAGCTGCGTCAACAATGTTCAAATCAACAACAATGTTGTACTCTTCACCGCGCTTCTGCCGAATTGTATAAATAGGCTTACCAGAATCTAATGTCATGCAAACTTCTACATCACTTGTAGATCCTGTTTTTAAAATAATCATTTAACTACTTTCCCTTTTTGCTACCGTAAGTATGCTGATTAAGTATATGATTAATGACATCATTTTGCAAATTAATTAGCATTTTAGTTGGAAACAATTCCCCGTCATTCCATAACTTGTAGATGATTGCTACTGCATCCTGTGGAGACATCTCTTTATTGTGCGCTGATTGATCTGTAACACTAGGCTTTAACTGCAATGTCATTGTTGTATCTGGTTGATGTTTTACAAGAATTGTAATATCTGATTCTCTTCCAGCAATGATGATGTAATACTCTGATGATTCTTTACTTAGAAACATTATTTATCCTCCAGATGATACTTAGAAAATGCTTCCGTTGTAACAGGAAGAACTGCATTAAGGACATTCCAGCAATCTTCAGCAATTGTTCTATGTTCTTCTTGAGTATGCTTGTCCATACGTACACGACAGTAATGGAGCCAGTCACGCACAGTTCCCTTCATATAAAGGCGTGTGCCAACGCATAGAGGAAGAATAAGACGGGCTGATTCCAAAGCAACACCATTCTGAACAAGATCATTATAAGTACGTACCGCAAACAGGACTGGTGCTAAAGCTTTATTATTAGCGGCAAGTTGCTCTTCATTGTCCTCATACGGAATGCTACCTTGTCGATTAGTACTACCCTTGCGCCTCATTTCAGGTAGGTCTAGTTCAATCTTAGATGGATCAGCATAGCGTTGGCTAAACTCTTGGAAATGAAAGCTTCTGTGGCGTAGGATCTGCGCTGAAATAGCTCTTGATGTATAGATCTCCATTACTACATCAACCATCTCAAATACAGACCAATGGCCTTCCTTCATACAGTAATTAAGTAATCGTTCGTAATTTGGGTTGTCCTGATTATCAGATGAAACGCGAGCAAGATGAATCATAAACTCTTCTGCGTCTGGTTGAATATACTTAAGTGTGGCTGCCATTTTTACTCCTATGCCCCAGACGGGAGTCGAACCCGTACACCTTGCGGTAACGGATTTTAAGTCCGTCGTGTCTACCGTTCCACCACCGGGGCGTGTCTTATTGTACCGTAAGTATATGTGATATTATGAATGCACAACGCGATGAAAACTTAAAAAGCCACCCATCATGCCGATAGACCTTTAAGTCGAGCGACGTAGAAAAGCCCCTTCACAGAGGGGCTTTTTTTTATTGATCAGGTTTCTTTTTAGTCTTGCCTGAGTATGGAACTGCGCATCCGTCTCTGACTAACTGTTCATTGAGTGTGCAAGATGCCTTGTCGGTCGCTACGTGGACCAATCTGCGACCATACTTATCTAATTGGTGTTCTACTCGGATGGTGAATTTTTCGAGCTTAGCGGTGGCGTCGTCAAACCAGAACTTGGCTTCAAGGATAGCTTTCTTTCCTTCCGCCGTAGATTTCTCCGGCGTATCAATTCCGTGGAGCCTACAGTGCTGATCCACAAGCCATACACCAAAACCGAGATCGATATCGCAAACGAAAGTGTCGCCATCAATAACTCTTTTGTATCTGATTCCGTACTCATACATTATCTATACCTTTTTGTTGGAGCGTACAGAATGGTCACTGTTACGGCTGAATGACCTATTAGCAGATGGTGACCTGAGTACTAAGTTAGCCATAGAATTTGAGCCACCCTTAGAGAGTGGCTTCTTATGATCAATGTCTTTACCAGTACGGTTGACACCTTTAGCATCCATAGCCCTACGAGCCTTCTGGCGGTCCATACGCAGAGGATGCTCGCCTCTGGCGACCTGTTGCTCATACTCTTTTTTATATGGTCTAGATTTGGTTACGTAGGGCATAGTAGTTAGCAGCTTGATCCTTTGGACATGGTCTTCTTGCCCTTCATCGGCATACCCTTCTTGCCCTTCATTGGTGGCATAGGCTTACCCTCAGCCTTACCTACGCCCATCATTTCACTCATAGACTTTGCGCCCTTCATTGACGCATTGCCTTTTGGATACGGCATTCCTTGTGGCATAACTACCTCCCCTTATTACTGATACCCATCATACGTGAGTAACTACCAGAGTTCTTTACAGCCTTAGTCATACCTGATTTAGGTGTAGTGGACTTAGTCCGCATCTTAGGCTTCATGTACTGCGTTGGAATTTCGTCACGCATATTAGGCATTCCACCTGTAACGTCACGTCCCATTAACTTGCTGGTTTCAGCATCCTGCATAGGGTTAATTTCACGCACGTACTTTGGTGGATCATACGAAACATCTCGGTACATATACGTGCCATCAGCACCTACTCGTTTAACCATCTTTTTATCTTGTGGCATCTAGTCACCTCTGCAATATTTTACTATTTTTTGACTGGTATACCAAGACCTTTTGCGATAGGGCCTTGTTTACGTCCGTAGTTATGTTTCTTATTCCAGTCGTCTACGTATGCTTTTTCTACACTTGGTGACTGACCAGCAGCTTTCTGTGATGCTAACATTGCTCCAACTACGCCAAGTCCTTTAGCAGCTGGGCTATTGACAAGACTATTAGAGGCACTAGTAACAGCTGCAGAAGCTGCATCTACTACTGGCTCTACAATACTGTTGCGCGTAGCACGAGCTTGCACTGTAGCCATAGATGGCGCCCTACTGTATTTAGGTTTCCTTCCTTCGTTCTTAGCCAGCTCTGTTTCTAACGCATGGTCTGCATCATAGAACTGCTTACGACTGGCTGATGTTTCTTCCCAGTTTTTCTGTGCTAGTTTCTTAGGACTATGCAAGTACTCAAATTCTTTTTGATGCTTTGCCATTTCCTCTTGTCGAGCTTTGTTCTCGGCTTCCATTTTATCTAGTTCACGTAGCATGTTTTCACGTTGCCAGCGATCCTTAGCCTTAGGGTCTACACCAGTGCGTGGCCTTGCCATATCAGCAAACTTACCAATAGGCACCATGCCCTGTGCACTAGATCCAGCACTTGCTGTCTTAGCTGCTTGCTCTGTAGTAAGTAATACTTTTTTTAAGTTGTCTTTTGTCTGTGGCACATCGTCACCTCTGCATCATTATAACAAAAAAGACCAGCGTGACAGGGCTGGTCTTTTCTGTTTGCAGAGTCCAAATATGTCGGGCTAGAAGAGGAGATTCCTAGACTTTCACAGCTAACCTTTCGGTTGCAACTCCACAATATCATGACGTTACACCCTGTGATTGAAAGAGTAAGACTCACAGGATGCAGCGCCATCCCCAGTGCGTTTGCATGCATGGGGGACTCCTACTGTTGGGATCGAACCAACGACCATCCGGTTAACAGCCGGAGGCTCTACCGCTGAGCTAAGTAGGAAGATACCGTAAGTATACAAGTACTAATAGAGTGTAGCAAGTTTGTATGGAACCTATTAATTTTCTCCGTGGGGAGATGTGTTTCTCCGCTGGGAGAAAAGGAGAAAAAAGTAGACTGATTGTAGCTGTCGGAGTCCCAAACTGATAACTGGAGGGGGGCAGGGGCTTGCCATAGGGGGGTGCGCAGGAGGGGGGTGGGGCCTCCTCCTAACTGATTACTTACTGAGAGGGGGTAACTTATGTACAGCACTCACGGATGTGACGGCTAAACTACGCCCCCGGGTATAGCAGTGTGACAGACTGCATGATATTCGTTGGGGCGTTTTGTTTACCTAAGGTTACAAAGTATCAATCGATACAAGGTGCAACGGTTGGAACCCGTGACGCCTGTAAAGCGGGCGATATTCCCTGTAATGATTCTAAGGTAGTCATTATTACACGATGGTACAAGGGGAACCGGTTCGTATCGGTTCCCTACTCCTTTATCCTGCTATGTAAGAGAGTCAATGACGTATCCGTTGGCTCTCTCAGATACCTAGGATACACAATAGGAGTTTGTTATGTCCAAGAAGACAGAAACCATCGTCGCTCTCGCACCCGTCAAGATTACGGCTCTCCTTACCGAGATTGGCACGTTGTCTGGTCACGTCATGATGAGCAAGTTCGGCGCAACGCCGGTCAACAACGTTGGCATCGCCATCATCACAGCGCAAGAAGAAATCAAGAACGGTCTTACGCCTGTCTTTATCTCGTCTCTCAAGCGCATCGCTGTCCAGATGCCTAAATCGTCTGTTAAGGTACAGGCACTGTTTGAGAAGATTACCCTTGAACTCAACAAGGCGGTAGACGCGGGAGCGGCAGAAGTCGTAGTCGAGCGTGACGCTCGCACCCTCACCACACAGGAGGTCGATATCATCCACGTTGTCTCGAAGGCACGTAAGAATCGCCTCGCTAAGTAATCGTCTCATCTCAGGAGTTTGGTGCATCTCCGTCAAATGCACCTACTAATCAGGAGTGTGAATTATGAAGATTAAAAATATCGTCATGGCCATCAAGCGCGGTCAGCTCGTCGCCGAGAACACTGTCTCAACTGAACCGGGAAATTTTGCCTATTCAGGCTTAATGGTCATCGCGGACAGATATAAGGTCAGTGTGTTTAAGGGTGGCACTGGGCTTGTGTGGTCGTCAACAGACGAGCACGACATCAAGCAGTGTAGAGTTGCGCTGTTTGATCGTCCCGACGACACAATCGCATGTGCTAGGTTCAAGAGGTAGGCTGGTGCCTTTGTAGGGGTTCGATTCCCCTACTACTATTTCCCAACAGGGATTGTTTGAGGAGAAACAAATGACAACGCAGGATTTGATATTGTTGCGCAAGGTCGCAACAGCAAAAGCCGATGTCCTCAGGGCAATGAATCTACGCTCTTATGAGACTACGGATAGAGGTCCGAACAAGATCAAGTGGCGTGACCCCGATTGCAATAGAATCTACGGCGACCTATTGCAAGACATCATGTGGGCTATGAGGAACAACCACGACCCTAAATGGCGTGGTCAGGTAGTCATGCCATCAGCATGCACTAACAATCAATGCCCGTTCTACACGGGCAGAACAATCAGCTTTACCTTTGACTGGAAAGGTATCGATGTGGTGACAACATACATTTGGGATGCCGATGATACAGACGGTTATGAAACAGGCTGTGAAGACCATGAGTGGCTCACGGATGACATGAAGGTTATGAATAGGAACTATTGATGAACATAAGGCTTAGCTATGCTCAAGACTTGCAGCTCATTGAGCTGCTAAAGGCAAAGAGAATAGAGATTGAACGGCTATCACTAACCAATGATTGTCTAACGATGCACTAATCGAAACATTCCCAATCGTCCCTGAATGGAAGCTTTATCAAGGTGATAGGGGCGGATGTGTAAGGGGATGTGATCAACATGGCCCACAAATGGTAGGTGATATCAACGGGAGTAGATACACAATCTACTTTGAAGCCGGTATGCAGGACAACGACCCTGCACTCGGATGGCTTTGGAACCATACCCCTAGCAGGGATGGTTGTTGGGATTGCAAGTAGGAGAACAATATGAAAAGAATAAGATTTTACATGCCAAAAAGGGCATCGAGAAGAGTAGCAAAGCTGTTTGCTATCAGGTACTGGAACAAAATGCGCCGCATGCACCCACGTCAATTCAATGAGGTGCGAGAGCGTGACGCTCCATATAAGCCACATCGGTAGGCTGGTGCTAAGCCGGGGTTCGATTCCTCGGCTACTATTTCTCCGCTACGGAGAACATTGGCTGACAACCTACTGTCACAATAGGAAAGTAACACAATGGCTAACTTTGAAGCTAAGTACCGTGCTGGTCGGTTTAACGTAGAGATCAGCAAGGCACCAGTCGGAATGACACGCATTAGACTCGCACTAACTGTAGACCCAACACAGTTCAGTCAGGATGAGGTATACGCTACCAATCAACCCATGATTCGTGCAGCGATGATTCAAATCGCAATGACCTTCAACCCTGCTGGTGCTGAAGAACTTAGGAAGCTTGAAGGAGGATAACACACTAGCACAGGGGAGGGGTCAAATTTTATACCCCTCCAATTTTTACCACCCACGAGGGGTCGGATATTACCCCCCTCATATATTGAATAACAATCATAGGAACAATATGATTGTAAGGAACAACACATTGAAACATCTAGACATCTCTACACTCGACGCCGCTACCATCAAGTACCTTCAGAAGAAGGGATACATCGAGACTACTAAGAACAGATACGCTGACTGGCTCTTCCAGATTGCCCTCCAGTCCTTCCCTCGTGCCCAACTAGCCACGTTCTATGGCTTGACAGCATCTAGCTTCAGCACGTATCTTGGTAAGGGCTACAAGATTGATGAATTGATGAACACACTGTATGAGAAGGCACTGCCAACCATACATGACAGGGATATCAAAATCACTGTAGATACCATGGAGAAACTGTTCGCAGTAATCAATCAAGACAATGGCTAAAAAGAAACATGTTAGAGACATCCGCATCGAGTACCCGCTTAACACCACTACCTACATCCAACATAGATGGGGTGTTTTTGAGTACGTTATCGGGACGGATGGTGATGATAACACCGGACAAACTCGCCGCTTACTTCTCAACAGCTTTGACCGACGAGAAGATGCAGTAGCCTACTACCCAGAGGCTACACTTCCACCTGACTCAAAGGAGTAACCACCATGTGGTTCCTTATATCAATCATCGTCTTAGTGTTGTCGATCACGGCAACACTAGGATGGTTCATCTACACAATACACACTTACCAAAATCGCATCGACAGGGACAACTAACATGACAATCGAACAAAAGAAGATAGCCTACTACGAATGGCTCGGACAGATGACATTCCTCAGCAAACTCATTGGTGAGAAATTCAAGGTTCTCAAGAAATCAGATGGTACTGATGAGGATGACATCGAGGTACTGTGGAACTGGTATCAAAACTACAACAACAACTTGGCACGTGAACTGAATCAAATTCGTGAAGCAATACGCAATGATTCATAAAGAACTTATCTCTGCTGATGAATTAGCAAGACACATACTCAAACAATTTGAAATCGCCGATGAAGTAATCACTGGTGTAACATTTCAAAATACAGAAAACAGTAGCACTAACAAACGGGTTGAACTCAATGGAACTATTAGTATTGTATTGTCACTACACTACAAACACATAAGTTCAGCAGTATTCAATATGCACATATCTGTACAAGATCGTAAATGGAGCGTTTCATCAACAGCTTATTTACAGACAGTTTGCATTATGTACTGGCATAACAACACTACAAAAGACTACACGTTTTCAGAGCTTAGACAATGGGCTAATGATTTTGTAATGGCTGTGTATCAACTCAAAAGCGTTGAAGTACACGGCATACAAATCATCCCTTAGTTAGATGTGAGGGATGCGTCTCACTAACAACGCATGAAAGAGAACACAATGACAGACCTTACACACTACAAGACAATCATCTTGCGCTTTGCTTACCTCCACATTCACCCCGGTGGTGGCATTGGTGCAATGATTATGCTTAAGCCCGGCTTTGAAGAGAAGCTCGATCACATAGCACAGGCCAATCTGGTTGAGTTACTTAGGTTTGCGGGTGCTCATGTACCTCATGACACTAGAAACTCACAGGGATTCAATGACTGGCTCGGTGAAGAACCGAATATGTTTGAGAAAGAATCCTACAACAAATGGATGTCGGCAATCACACCGATGCCTAGGCCAACACCAGCAGGATGGGAAGAGGTAGATACAAGTGCCTAGATATACGTATCACAATCAGATGTATGACTTTCAGGGCCGAGCAGTCGGCCCTGTTGGTGTCTTTAAGAATGCCACTGTTGCTAAGGCAATAGCTCGCGCTCTTGTCTACATGCATCCAGAAGTTATGCAGATAAGAATCACACGGTGTCTTGAACACACGTACGAGTTCAATCCATACATGATGGTTTATATGAACATCGTGACCGACAAAGCTGTAACCAGCAGAAAGAACGTATTTTAAATGATAATGCCATGGGAAGTTATAAGTGGTGAGTTACTTATTGAGTCACTATTCAATAACAACTTAATAACGCAAGGTCAATACGATAAGTTAGCTATAGTATTTGACCAGAAGCGTAATGAAAATGATTACACATTGCTGTGGCTTGGTGAAGTCTTACAGTACTTAGACGAACAACAAGTAAACGATGTGCGTAATCACATCATAAAAGAAGCAAAGATTCAAGAAATCAAGAACTGCTACGTCGCTATCTAATGTTTGATGTGAGGGGTGCGTCTCACCAACAACGCATAGAAAAGAAACACAATCATGTCCGTAACACTTTATACAAGCTATTTCGTTGAGAACATCCAGAAGTCTAGTGAGCGCCTCAGTGCTGGCACACTTACTTCTTATGAAGAGTTTCAAACTACATCATACGAAACTGATATGACTATCAATGGTCATAGGTTGAGAATGAAATATGTCCTGCGAATGGACATCGCTACCTCTGCATTGGTAGCTTTACCTGTACCTACTGCTCAGGTTACAGTTACTTACTCTGCCTACGACCAAGGGAATGATCAGTGGTATCACCCAAATGCAATGAAGGAATCCGAGTTCGGTATTACCATCACAGCGACAACACTTGATGACCAAATCAATCAAGCGATTGAAGGATTCAGATTAGTCATTGATAAGGTACCTATGCCTGAGATTGATTTTGATTTCTGGACGCAGGTCACCAAGGTAATGAAGAAGTTTGAGAATATCAAGGCAGCTGCTGCTCGTGATAACTCAGATTTGATAACTCTTATCAAGTAATCGGTAAGTGAGGGGTGCGTCTCACTAACAACGCACAACTACACAATGAGGAATATACACAATGGCACTTACATACGACACAACCAAATGCCCTAGCATCGTTCGTGAAGAACTTGCTGGCATCACAGAATCAATCATCTTTATAACCATGAATACTAGGCATGGCTGGGAGATGGATAAAAAGACAATGCCTGTATTCATACGCAGGTTTAACCTTTTAAACAAAACATGGAGATACCTGTGTATGGCTGAGACCACACACATGCGACAAACTCATGACCGTATATGGGTTGACAAGTTTGGGCTGCAATGGATTGGTGATGAACATCCATATTTATATCTAACAGAAGACTCAGTACAAACATATTGGTTTGGACTAAGAACAAATTGTGGTGCAGATACAGATGCTGCATGGAATAAAAACTTTATATCTAACCAGTATCGTGAGTCGTTTGAACAGAGTCCGTTTTATTTGCGGTTTAGAAAGATTGATCAAGTAAAAGATATTTTCAATGAGCTTTGTAAAGGACCAGCTAAAGAAAGTGAGGAGACAAATTGAAAGCAGAAAATCCAGTTGTATACAGGTATGAGTATTGGTCTACATACGGTGATGCCAGCCCTAACCGCAGGACAAACATCTATTTCAAAATATATAGGACTGCCCCGACTAATCTTGTTGTTCGACGTGAGTTAGCAGTAATGATTGGCTGCGCTGGCTTACGTAGAGGCGTTGAGCAAAACGATGATGGCACTCAGCTCAGGCTATACAGTGAGCGTCACGCAATGGTTGGGTTTGGTGGTCCATATCTAGCCAACACAGGTAAGACATACAAAGAACTGAAAGAGTTATACAACAATGAGTGAATGGTTCAGCTTAGAAGACCGCAACTATCAGAATGACCACCGTGTACGCGGTGGTCAGGATCGTTGGTGGATAGACATCAATGAGAGCAAGATGATCGTGAGACACAAGTATGACACTGAAGATGAAAAACAGGTTTGGTACAAGTTTAAGTATGAGACATGCGACACGTGTGATGGTAAAGGCCATCATGTTAATCCTTCTGTTGATTGCAATGGTCTAACGTATGAAGATTTATATGACGATGGCTATGCAGAAGATTACTTTGATGGTGTGTATGACGTGGATTGCTACAAATGCCATGGCAATAGAGTCATGCCAGTCAAGTTTGGTAAGCCAATACACATAGAACCTAGAGAGGATGATGACGATGAGTGATGAGAGTATCTTTCTACAAGCATGGAATGAGATTATAGAAGACAGTGAGGTAGCACAAGAATGCTACCTTTCTCTTTATGAAAACGTTTCGTATTACGGTGGACCAGAGGAAGGAGGATGGTGGGGGTACTTACAGCTACTCCAAAAATATTGCAAGTGTTCATCGCATGCGCAAGCAGAAATGCTGATGGAAAAATTGCGTGATCACTGCGAAGAACTAACAGAAGCAGCAAAGAAAGCTGATGGTAATGATTGTTTACGTCACATGCACCGCGCTGATCAACGTGGTGAAGATGTTAGTGATGACGGATATGACGGACCATCAACATACTACATGATAATAGAAGCAATACCGGGGCAGCATCAAAATACAACGAGGAGTCATTATGAGTAAATATGTACCAGAGTACTACCACAAGGCAGCAGACATAATTATGGCTATGGCAGCTCAAGTATGGGAACTGCAATGGCAAAACAGCGAATGGGTGCATTGTGAATGCAATCAGCATAGGACATATGCCACATTTGTTGTCGAAGACGAGTACTGCGTAGATACATGGAAAGTTAACGTCGAGGTTGGTATATGCCTTGACTGTGACCCGGCAACCTGTGATGGTAACTGTGATGACCTAAGCACAGTAAATATCGAGGTTGGATGGGCAGGATTGAGTAAATTAGATTGTGAAAAAATATGCCAAGTAATAGATTTGGATGATGACAAATACGGAGAGTATTGGTTTTGGAATAGCAAAGGAGACAGTAGTGGATAATGCCATCTAGAAAACTAACACCTAAACAAATAGCGTCAATACATCATCAAGCAAACAATGGCGTAAGTGTTGTTGCATTATGTGCTAAATACAACTTATCGTCATCACATATCTACAGAATCAAGAACAACACACAACGTAATAGAAGGACAAAGAAATTGAGTACATATAATGGCTGGACGAATCACGCAACATGGTTGTTTTATCTGCATCACCAAGAAGATGTAGAGAACTGGCATCACGAACACAGTGAACACGAAAAACAAAACCATGCAGAAAAACACTTACAAGAATACTTTGAGGAAATGTATGGCGAGCTAATCGATGGCATTAGCAACATCTATATCACTGACATCGTTAATAACGAACTACGTGATGTTAATTGGAACGAAATACTTAAGACGGTAACAGAGGAATAAAAATGACAGCTAAAGAATATCTCAACAAGTTTGGGCTGGATGCAAATCCAGCCTTTTTCACCAATGTACACAATGGCAAACATATGAAGCCTAAGTACAACTCGTACTGCTTCTATGATGGTGCATCACAACTTGATCGACGCCATCCGATCATTGCTGTGATGTCTAACTGCCAATATAACGCAGAGGATTACAATATCAAGACTGGCGATATGCTGCAGACCTACATCATCATGCGTAATATTCACCCCCAACACGCTATTGACTTTATGCTTGACGATTGTATATGCGGTCAGTGTATACACCGTAAGAGTTGGAAGGTACATATCGTCAATGGTAAACGCAAGCTTGTACGTACATGTTATGTAAATATTGGTAAGGGTGTCACTGCAATATGGGAATCATTCCAGAAAAGCAAGATACCTATTGTATCTAGCACTATTGCTGCAACCATACAGGTTGTTGCTGGTAAACAGACACGCATTGGGTCATACGGTGATCCAGTAGCCGTACCATTTCCTATATGGGGTGACTTGCTACGCTACAGTCTTGGTCATCGTGGCTACACACACCAATGGCGTGACAAACTTGCAGCACCATTTAAAGGCATACTACAAGCGTCGTGTGACAATTACACTGATCAGCATGATGCAGAGCAAGCTGGCTGGGGTACGTTTACCGTTCTTCCCAAGCATGACTACGTCAATCGTCGGCACGTAGCCTACAGCAAGGGTATGAAACAGTGCCCTAGCGATCCATTCATTAATGAGATGCGCACATATCGCAATATGCTAAAAATGCATACAGACTGTGTTGGGTGTCCAGCATCATTACAGTGCGATGGCGACAGTCATGTTGTCATCCGTGCTCACGGCAGTGCAGCTGCGTGGGTTTAATTAAACAAATAAATAAACACAGAGGAGTTAGTAATGTTTTATTCAATATGCGAAGAAGAAGAGTGGTCAACTGATCGTTACGATT